GGACGATGTTAGAGGTGCACCCATCTGGGATAGGAAGATGCTGATGTGGGCTCTGTCTTGTCCCAACCCTCAATCCGTCCGTACTACTGTAGACAAACTAGCGAGTGTGAGAAAGCAAGTAATGGCTGGCTTTCGTAACGAGTATAAGAAGGATGCGGGAAGAATGTTCTTCTCAGGTAGCTTCGATTATCGCGCACTAATGTCTACACTCGAGAAGCACAAAGAGTTGGAGCTACGCTTTATGCCGGGTAATATGCTGGGAGTCTCCACGAAACAGAAGGTTCTTGCATTTGATGCATTGGTAGACGTTCCAAATGCCGCGCGACTGCTGGAGTCCGAAGATCAGCGCCGTTTTTCGCCGGGCATGGACTATCGAATGCATAGGGATCAGGCTGAGGAGGATGCTGAGTTCTTTGGTGAACCCACTCTGGTGCATATGTATGACCCTATGTGTCAGGCTACGATCAACATTAGATGCTGTGGTAGAATTATCTCGTTTCCTAATGACGGGTCTAATATGGAAGGCATGAATGGCAAAGCAAATACTTTCAATCATGGATGTATGGCTCACTTTGTCAAATATGAGGCGAAGACGCAAGGATGGCTCTGGCTTCGAGGCGAAAGGCTTCTTTTCGTCGATGACGCTACCCTAGGATCTCAAGTTAGAGGAGGTGAGGAAGTTCTCATTTGGAATAACTATCATGCCTACAGTAAGTTCAGGAAAAGTGTTTACGAATGCAACTCATGGGAGGAATCGTATGATAAGAACTACGAATCTGATCGCTTTGTAGTATTCCTCAATGAACGTCGGCTAGATGGTGAACCTTTACGTCAGGGTCTGAAGGCGGCTTTTGGATTTGCTAGCTATCAGCCTATTGCGGTTGAGACACTAGGCACTAGAGCTAACGCAATGTATGCAGTCGCTCAGGGAGTAGCCACATCTGGAGGCCCTATTGAATGGGCAACGTGGCAGTATCACTTCATGACCTACATTTATGCAAGTCTTATGTCTCCGGGCTGGTATAAGGGTCTCACTGCCGCTGAGACGTCGCTCATGGGCGTTACTCCGACTTCGTATGGAGGATTCGGTTTAGTTGGATCACTCGGCTTGGAAAGCAATGTCGCAGGGCCTACTGGTGCTATTGGAGTAGCAACACTACGCGCCATCGCCATTGCTAGTCCAGGTATGCGCCAGCTGATCAATAACATACTGAATGCGCCAAAGGTCAGACTCTGCGATCTAGATTGGATGAGGAGTCCTGGAGCGGTTAGAGTCGCAGGTCCCCGTATCATGACAATGAGAACTAGATCTTTGTGCATCGCAGTCGCTCGAAAGAAAGCTCGGAATCCTTGGCTTCTGTCCTATCTCGAATCTGCTGATAATGAGTATATGCAGCTCGTTGCAGAGGACTTCATGAAGAAGAGATTGGTTCATGTTGACGTCGTTAAGAACCTCTTCAACTCATCCAGATATGCGAAAGCGGAGTCCATATTAGGTAAGTTCCAGAATGCTGCGTGCATCACTAACTTGCTTGATCGTGTCGACATCCACCGTCTTCGCCGCTCTGCTAG